TATTTGGTTTTTCGTTGTTTATTCCTGTCAAATTTAGTATTCAGGTCCTTCTTTATAGCCTCACGATCTTCTTCCTTTGCTACATTAGTTAGGTCTACTCCAATATGTCCCGCTCTGCGATTATCACTTACCGCGAATATCTGGACAGTTCCTATATCCCCTAAATTAATTACCTCTTGTTTTATTCTACGAGCTTGTTTTTGTATCCACGTTTTCCAACCCAGCTGTGCCTCTGTGGCCACACCGTGCTGTAACGTTAACCCAAATACAGTAACGGCATCGTTTACAAAGGAATAGGGATTTTCTACTTCTGTTTCAAAATGTACCAACACCTCCTTACCTGTTATCTTTATTTCCTCTATCCCTTTAGCTATGTAAGGAGATAGTACATTAAAGATAAAATCCGCTGTTTCATTGGAAGAACACGATATCTTAAAAATAGGAGTTCGTTCTACTGGTTCGCTTATAACTCCCACCTCACGTGCTCTTTCCTCTGCTGGAATATCTTTTTCTTCTTGCTCTGATTTCTGCCCTTCCGATTCCGGTTCCACTATTGGGGTAGATGCTAAATCTGTTTGACTATCGGCCACAGCGATAACATCTAAACCTGTATTCAATTTAGAAAACACCCTGTGCATCGTTGCTGTGGGATCCGCTGGAACTCCTACCAAGGACAATTCAGTAAAATTAAGCCCTGTATTAATAGAATATACGTCAGAATACATCGCCGGATTTCGTAAGTGTTCACAAAAATCCTCTGCCCTATGTGCTTTGTGCCCGCAAACACTGCAAGTAGCACAACCAACATTGCATCCCATACTGACACTGTTAATTATCCCGTTACACACCTTGTGCGCAATATCCGGATGTAATAACCGATCTATCTTGAAAAAGCAAAGTACGTATAAACGCCCTTCCTTATCTGTGTCCAAACAAGCATCAACAATTATACCTACACGATTCCGTATATTAACGTTGTGGTCTAAATGTATGCCTCGTCCGATAAACGTCTTGTAACTCTTAAGAATTTCTTCTTTCGGAAAAAAATCCCTGTTCATGTTGGGAACGTCCGCTGTAACAGCGTGTGCCACAGCATATACAAATTGCGGATCCCTCTGTTCTATAATCTTATTCTGAAACATTTCCCGCAAATTACCAGACTCTGATGCCACTATGGCCATCGGATTAGATGGATTATGTGTTGCTATTATGTGTAGTGATTGACCTATTAAACTAAACACTCTACCCTTCCCGCGTAACAAAAAAACTATCGGATGCATCTGTGCTCTTATACACCTTTATAGAGCACTCACACCCTACATGCGCCCAATTATATATAGGGGCATTTTTATATATTTCCACTTCTTTTTCAAAATCTATTTCAGGCACCCCGTCTTCGGATACTTTGTCCACTAATTTACCATCAACTAATTCCTGCCTGCGTTTTTCTTTAAATCCTAAAAACCAAGCCAAATGCACTCCGCCTGGATGATTATTAATTTCAGTTGCAATACGTTGACATAGGGGACACGCCCCACCCCCCTCTAAAGAAGGCACCCACATTACTCTATCATACCCAGCCAGCATTAACTGGTATAATTGATAATAGGAATTATCCACTGCCACCGCAATTTTATTTATCGGAATTACTATCTCTGCTGCCGTTGATAGCTGTTCCGTCCACTCTTGGAAGGAGCTCATCTGTAGTACTCCGTGTAATTTTAGTCAAATCGTAAGTATTGAGCGTATCATTTATAATCGTAATCCCACTGTATGACGCCTTTTTCGCCAATTTTACAAATTGCGTAAGTTTTTTGGGATCATCCGCAAATAATGACTTTGCTATATCCAGGATATTCCCCATTATATAACGTTGTACACCCATTTTAATTAGAAAACTAACGTTGCACTCGTCCATGTAAACACTCCATCTATTATATATATAAACTGTTATCCTATTGTTACCTAACAAACATATTCTTCTCGGAATTCGTTACCTTCTCCACAACCTGATCCAACCCCCATACCCTCATGCTGATCTCCATAACCCCCGCCAAAACCCCAAGCAGAACCAGAACCATAACCATAGCCAAATCCTTCATTAAAATCCCGAGATTCCCCGCCGAAGCTAGCACCAACATATGCTTCACAACCATTAATCGTACCGCAAAATTTTACCGTGACCCTCATACGCATCTCTCTTATACTAGTGCTTATTTTACTTCGGATTCTTCTTTATCTTTTTCTTCTTTTTCCTTCTCATCTATCACAGTAATTGGTGTTATTTCACCTTTAATCTGTATCATATCACGCCTCCTTCACCTTCTGGAGCAGAGCTATCTGCACCTTCAAACATTTCTTGAATTTCTGTAGGCATTTCACCTAAATCTCCGGAAACATCTTCTCCTAATGCAAAATTGCGCAAATCCGGATTACCTTTACCAGCCTCAACTCCGCCGGCTTCTGCTAAATCTAATTCATCTGCGCCACCTTCTTTCCCCGCTTCCGGCACCGCTTTGTCAACTCCCCCTAATTTTTTAGGTTTACCAAGACGCTTATCCCCCTTATCAAACACCGTACCTCTTTCTTCTTCTAATCTGGACATTTCTAAAACATAATCTATACGTTTAGGACATTTCTCAAATAATGTCATGGTGGAACACATCCCATCTTTATACATCTTATAAAACAAATCAAATGTTTCTTTGTCTTGTTCCGGTTGTAGAGATAATTCCCATACCAAATCGGGTATAATGTATTGTCCATCCTCATCAATTAAATCATTTGCGCGGGCAATAGGCAAAAGAATATTTCTCTTGAACCAATTGGAATATAAATCCCTAACCGTGGCATATTCCCGGATTAACCTATTCAAAGAAATAGCTTTCCCTTGAATATTCGGACCTTCTCCCAAAACAACGGCCTTATTTACACCTAAACCTACTAAAATCTCGTTTTCTACATATCCTAAATCATTATAAATATCCAATAATTTGCCTGCAACGCCCACGGGTTCATATTCCAAATACGGTCCCCACACTATAGAGAAAGGCGGTTGTTGTGTAGCCTCAGTAATCATTTGCCTAACCTGCTCCAACAAAGCACCATCTGGTAAAATAGATGACTGTTCATCTGATCCCATTTTCCCTACTTTCCACAATTCAATGGGTAACTGCGTTTTTTGTGCCACAGCCAACTGGGATAAGCGCAATTGATCTTTATATATCATTGTTTTAAACAAACACTGTATTGGTGACGTTCCCCGGGTTGCGCTAGGATCCGTTTTACGCGCAAAAACAAAAACCTTGGGAGGCACGTATGGTTGATTCATGAATGGATTTTCGGGTATACCCTCTGTATCCAATGGTAGTTTTTTATTGTTTTGTATAGAATCCAATAATAAAGGTGAAATGTCCGTTCTACCTTGTATTAATGCTTCCCTGACAGCCTTTTTCATCTCAATTGTAGGAATAAGTTCTACTGTGGTATGCCCTGTAAACATATCCTCTTTGTATTCCACAATCACTGGATCCAGTAACGTAAAGCGTTCCCATGTGCGCCTAGACGTAGACCATGCACCCCACACACAAGCTTCCCCATATTTATAATAGGACAGTGCCACATCTAATGTAAACTGATACCAATCAAAACTCTGGTTGTGAAATAATAGTGTATTAAATAAATTCGTTATACTTGGATCTTTATACTGTAAGTAAAACTTAGAAAAAGCATACTGCGCGTGCATGTTGATTATAGAATGTATATACGGATCTAAGTTGTAATAGATTTTACAAAAACGTAGCGCCTCCACTTCCGATTTAGGGAGCAGCCACGCATCTGGCGTCATCTCAGGGGAATACCAGAATGTGGGTTGCTGTGTTACACTTGATTGAGCAGTTATATTAATACCGTTCCTGCCCATACCCATACCCATACCCATTCCAGTCCTAACTATTTCAGGGGCAGGCATTGATTTAAAAGATGCTGTATTATACATCTTTTTTTCTGTTTCTTTCGCTGTAATTCCCTTTGTTGCTGTTATCTTTGTTTCCATTTTTTATGTTTCCTCTGCTATACTTGATCCGACTGACTTGACTTGGCTTTTTCAATAACACGATCCAACTGTTGAACTGCTGTGTTTAAATAATACTGTAAATTATCCAACGTTTTTAGCAACTCTTGCGTTTCCCCCACCATTGCATCTATATTTCCAACATTAGCCGCTTTTTTCACTTTTTCTACAAAATCCTCTAATGCAACCACCTTAGTGCGCATATCCTTGCGCTGTTCTACAAGCGCTGAAATAGCACTATGTAATTTAAAAAGCGCGCTATCTGCTTCCTGTTCTGCTTCTTCAATCTGGTGAACCAACTCCCGTTCCTCAGCGACTAATGGATTGAAATCAAACGAAATGTTTGCCATCTTATCTTCCTGCCTTAAACAGATTTGCGAAATGTGCAGGCATTTTGGGTGTATTTGCTCTTGCGCGCGCCAAAGCCGTGGTTTCACTGCTTATATTAGGTACAGACATAACGGAATATGCTTGTCTATTCTGCATCTTCCTAAGCTCTTGCTGCATTTTATCCGCCGCCCATACCGCTAAAACACATGCGTTACAAGCATCATCATGTTCATCTGTATTAACTGGCGCCGCAATTGTTACGGTTCCATTATAATTAACTTTACGCTCCAGAGAACTCCATTCCTCTAAATGTTTCTGTAAAATATAATTGGTTGACATATCCCGTTGTTTGGGATACTTAAAGTAACCATTATGCAATTCTGTAAATAAATTGTCAAAAAGCGCTGTCTTGTATGGCATACCTGTTACAGGTTCAGATGCTTTATACCGTATACCTGCCATAGGCAATCTATAAGTCTGCATTAATAAATCTACCACCGCCGGTCCTAGAGACCCGTAATCCGCTGCTCCAAATTTACACTTAAACTTACCTGTAGTCGGATTTATTACCGCTACAATTTCCTCTAACTGGTCTACTATACTCCCTTGCCATTCTTCACAGTAAACCACTTCCTTTAGACCATCGGGCCATTTCCTTACAACAACTAATGATGAGAAATCCCTTTTGATACCCCTATTAATCAACATACCCCCAGCTAAATCCAATCCAAAATAATACTCTTCCCCATCATTCCCTCCGGAATACATATACGCGTGGGTTCCTGTCATTGATTCTATATCCGCGCTCGTAAGAAACTTGTTAATACTATCTACCCACTTCATTTCATACTGGGTATCAAAATCTTCTTCGCTTATATTATTCTCGGAGGGTACGTGTAATTCTGGATTATTTGGAAATCTCTCTCGCTTGTATGTAAGAGGCATATCCTTTATAATCGTCTCGGGATAATCCACGCCGTCTATATGGATCACACCCGAATTGTATAGTGCCGGGCATTTATCCCAACTCTGTACTATATGGGACCACGTTGGATTGTGGCAGGATTCGTAAAAATGTCCTTTAAACATTGATATCCCTATTTTAACAATCTTAGGATTCTTAGACGCTTTTAACATAGGCGTGATACGAGCAGAGAACACTGAATCTGCTATCTGATGCGCCTCGTCTGCTACAACCAAATCGCAATGGAAACCCTCTATCTGCGTTGTAGGACCAGAACTTAATGCACGCATCCTGGATCCATTAAAAAACCTAAAATCTGCTCTATTGGAATCACGCCAATTTACTTCCTTAAATAGCGTATCCTTTTCCTTATAACATATCTTTTTTATCTCGTCCAAAATACGAGTTGATTGTTTTTCTTTTGGTGCGAAAAAGAGAACTTCATACCCTGGATTGTCTACACATAACTTAAACGCAGCCAACGCAGTTGCAAAGGTTTTTCCTCCAGACCTTGCAGCTAAGATGGTAAGGTTCCTGCATGTAGGATCGCATATATTATTGATTATCTCTATCTGGTTATTATAGAGTGTAACACCAATAGAATTAGCCCACAATACTATTGATGCATTATTATGAGCGGCAACCAATGCTTTATCAAACAACAATCCTACTATAGGCATCTGCATCTTTTTATCCAGGCCTTTTAAATGCGTTCATGGGTGATACGTGCACTGCTACAACGTCCGTACTTAATTTATCAAAAAGCTCTTTTATATACGCTTCCGCTTTTTCTACTACTAATCCTGAAACAACAAAAACCACTACCCCATTATTCTGCGCTACGATTTTTTCAATGGGGTAGTGTATATGTTCCTCTATCAATTTCTTAGCTTTATCCGTATCGGAAACATTTGATACGAGTATAGTTATTTCATCTGGTTGATCCATTATTTAAACAAGGCCTCTAACTCTTCTATATCCCCACCCTTAGATTCTTCTTTGGTTGTTTTTTCTTTTTTGGTTGCTTCCTCTTCTCTAGTGGAGGGGACCAATTTATCCAACTTAGCCCCAAACCTGGTTTGAGCTAATTTATCAAAATCAACTCCCGCAAACCTATCCGCATTAGTATCCTTCTGCGTAATCGTAATAACATCAATTATTTTAGTTTTCAACGCCTTAGGACTATCTTTTAACTTTTCTATGTCTGCATAATGATCTTTATGTTCCGTCTCTATCTTATCTAAAATACCATTTAATTCTAATAAAGTTTTTGCTTCTGTATCTTTTTCCGCTTCAGGATTGGACGCTGTTTTAGATAATTGATCAATATCATTGCTTGCTGTGGGTTTTTTGGCGTCATGTTCTTGCAACTTTTTACGAACCTCTGCAGCATCTTCCGCTGAAATTGTCTTGTTTTTTGGAATTACATCCTCTCCCGCTACTTCCATACTAGAATCGGTGCCCACCTGAGCATCTCCGCCCGAATATGGCCTGCTTCCTTCACCATCTGCTACTTTAGGTAAACAAAAATAGAATCCGCCTACAACCTCTATATTCTTTTTAGTTGAAGCGCTCTTTCCTGCAATAGCTTGTGGTTCCTTATCTGCCAATTTTTTGGCTTCGTCCAGATAGTTACGCGTAACATGCCCTGCGCCACCTCTAAACTCCTTAGGATCACCTTTTTTGGCAGACTGTACCTCGCCCGTAAGTATACCATTATAGTTAAACTCCTTAGATATCGTCTCTGTTCCCTCCAAAGGTACGGGTTGTATAAAAGCTATTGTATCACCAGTACTGGTTTTAATAGAATCGACTTTTTTTCTACCGCGTTTATCCGTATATACATCTACATCTGCCGGTAATTTATCTGAAAAAACCGTTTCAACTTCTGCATTACCACCAGAACCAGTCATAAAAACCTTTTGACCTGGAAATTTGGGAGTATTACCGCCATCTAATGTAACAGATTTAGGACTAGAAAATAACTTTTTACCGGGATGTTGCGAACTTGTTGGACGCTCGTCTAATTTCACAGCTATTTTCTTAAATACATCCATAGCCGTTTTAGCTTCCGCCGCTGCTGTTAAAATAATCTCGTCAATGGATTCAGGTTCTTTGTATGCTTTAATTGCGTCTAGCAAATTAGCAGTATGTAGGGTTTTTTCCTGTATTGTATGTATTGCTGGTATACTGTGATATGCACGTATTTCCTCTCTTATCAGATTCCTCATATCCTCATCAGATTCCTTTAACCCTAAATCCTTCATTGCCTGCTGCACCAGATCATCTTCAGCCAGCTCATTATTGTTAGCCCAATCACATACACCCCTTACCACATTTTTTTGCGCACTTGTAAGCATCGGCGTCACAGAAACACCCAA